TATTCTAAGCACAGAAAGGCAGGTTGTTCTTTTTTATGGAGAAAATGTATTCAACTAGAAATAAAATAGTGAGATATAAACTTGAAGAAGACTGTATTCTTTTAAAGAAAAGCGGCCTCACCCACCAACAGATTGCGGATGAGCTTAATAACAGCGGCAAAATCCCTAATAACGATCTTGTTACAAGAGATGATGTTGACCGTTTCATGAAGAGAGTCCCCGCCGTGGAGAAGGCATTAGTAAAACAGAGTAACGCAAGATTGATGGAAGCTGTTAATACAAACTTTGACATCATCCATGAACTCAGTTCTCTGTTTGCTAGAACTAAAAACCTTCTTGACGCTATGGAAAAACGGGCGGAGGAACAAGGAAAACTTATTGGTGCAATGTCTTTTAAAGCAATTTCTTCTGAAATGAGAGAAATGCTTCGCCATATGACAGATATCCAAAAAGAAATCAATGATTATGAAAATATACGTAAGTTTATGGAGATTGTTTTACAAGTTCTCCAAGAAGAATGCCCCGCCCAAATTCCAAAAATTGCCGAAAGGCTCCGTATTACTAAAGGAACACAATGGTTCGCAAATATCATAGGAAGAAGGGAAGATTACTATGGCTGAAGAAAAAAGCTACTGTCCGTGGCACGAGAAACAAAATTTTCGGCTAGATAATTTGGAAAGTAATACTAAAGCTTTTGAAGAACAGGTTGATGAAAGATTTAAAAACCTTCAAGCTTCTTTTAATACCGAAATTGATAAAATTGCTTCAAGGTTCGAAGCAAAAATTGAAGAGCTTACAAAATTATATAATAGCTTAAATAACACTATTATTAAAATAGAACTTATGTTTACGGAAATTAAAAAAGACCTGGATAAAATGATTCAAGAAAAAGAAACATTGAAAAGGGATACCAGGGCTGGAATATTATACCCTACAATAGCAAGTATTATTAGTATGATATTGGGAATAATTGTAGGCAAGCTAACAAAGGGGTTGTAAGTTATGCTTGACACTGTAAGCCTTTTTAATGATTTCCTTAGCATGGTAGAAGAACGTATAGAAGCTAACGGTATTTGGAGAGAATATCCTGTTGATTTACTTACCTTTTTTAAATCTAAGAATTTTTTAAATGAAAACCCTTATCCAGGTAAACAAACAGAATTGTTAGAAACACTTAATAAGGTAGTATGGTATAAACTAACAGAAGATGAGAAACTTTGCCCCACCCATTTACAAGAGGTAATGGAGATTATTGCTATGTTCGGAAAAGGGGCAGGCAAAGATTTTCTTATTTCTGGGTTTATGGCATACATGGCATATATTCTCTGTTGTATGTATGATCCTCATAAGTATTTTAACTTTGGTCAAGATGAACCTATAGATCTTATTAACGTAGCTATAAATTCTAATCAAGCCAACGAGGTATTTTTTAAAAAACTCAAAGCCCGCCTCCGCAACTGTAAGTGGTTTAGAGAAGTAAAGCACAGGGCACCTGAATCATATAACGAGTTTCAAGTAACGAGGAATAAAATCAGATTCTATAAAAACATCACGTGCCATTCAGCACACTCAGAAGCCGAATCTTATGAGGGGTTTAACCCTTTAATTGTTGTATTTGATGAATATGGGGGATATACACAAGAAAACGCAAAGAAGTGCTATGATATTTTAAAGACATCCGCATCTACCAGGTATAATAATAAATATTTACTTGTTTTTATTTCATACCCAAGAAGTGAAAACTGTCCAATGTACACTAAATATAAAGAAGCAGAAAATTCAACTTCAGGGTCTATGTGGTGTACAAGAGGTGCCACATGGGAAGTAAACCTTAAAGTAAACAAAGATACCTTTAAAAAAGATTATGAGAAAGACCCTGAAAGTGCGGCAATGTATCTTGAGTGCATACCTCCCAAACATTCGGAAGGGCTTTTCAAATTTCCTGAACGCATTGATGCTGTTACAGTATGGGGCAAACAAGCACAAAATCATGATTTAATTGTAGAAGAGATAATAACAACACGCACACTTAAAACAGGGGAAGAACGTCATTTTATCGGGTTGCAGCTTCACAACCTTAATCTTAACCCTCAGTACGTTTATTATATAGGCGGAGACTGCGGTGTTACTGGAGATACTTATGTTATATGCCTTGGACATGGGGAACCTGTTGAAGTGGAAGCAGTTGAAAATGGTGAAAAAATAACAAAATGGATAAACAAGCCTGTTGAAGATTTAATTCTCGAATGGAGACCAGACAAAAAAGAACGCCTACCAGTTGATTTGTTAAATGTAGCTGATATTTTAGACCAAATATGCCAACAAGTTTATGTAAAAAAAGCCTTGTTTGATAAATTCAATTCTGCTGAAATTGTACAGAGATTAATGAGTTACGGGGTGGAGGCGGAGGATAAGGCGTTTTCAAATCCTTTTCAGCTTCAGATATATCAAAACGGTAAGTCTGTAATATATTCTGGTAATATTGAGTTACTGGATTATAAGCCTAGATATAATGATGTAGCATCTCCTAATGAAGAATTAAAAGCTATTAAACTTATCAATGGTAATAAAATAGACCATGACAACAAGCTTGGAGATAAGCGTGTAGGAAAAGACTATAGTGACGCAAGAATGGCTTTTATCTGGATGTGCACAACAGATGAACCAGAAGCTATTGAACATTATTCAATGCCTATATTAATGGGTGCAAGACGAAAGTAATACTACAAACGAAAGGAATGATGTTCTTGGGTGATTGGTTTGATGAAGCAAAAAAACTTAAAGCTGAAGGTTATGGATATGGTACAATAGCAAAAAAACTTAACAAGAGTTTTAATACAGTTAAAAACAGATTTCAAAGAGAAAAGAAAAAAGAGCTTAATTTACCTCCGCCCACACCCGTAAAAACTGATAATAAAGATATATTAAAAGAACTGCAATCAGGATGCGATATTGAAACTTTAAAGACAAAGTTTGGTTTGTCAGAAAGAATAGTTAAGGCAGCTATTGATGACTTGAAAGATGAAGGGTTTGATATTGAAGAAATTAATGGGCTATATAGCATACGTAAAGTACCTGTTGAACAGAATACCGTTCACAGTTTTAAGCTAAAAGATGGATGGCATAAGATAGGTGTAGTGTCAGACACACACTTAAATTCTAAACATCAGCAACTTACACACCTTAATTTTATATACGATACTTTCGAATCTGAAGGTGTTGAGTGCGTCTTTAATTGCGGTGACATTTGTGCCGGTATAGGTATGTATAAAGGACACGAGTATGAAGTATTTAACATCGGCGCAGATGCTCAGGTTGAATATGCTATAAAAAACTACCCTAGAAGAAACGGTATAAAAACTAAAGCTATATCAGGCAATCATGATTTAAGCTTTTATACAAAATCCGGTATAGATATTATAAAAAAGCTTGCTGCTGAAAGAGATGATATTGAGTATCTTGGACAATATGGTGCGTATATTGAAATAGCAGATGGAGTGTTTATTTATTTACTTCACCCAGATTCAGGACAAGCTTATGCTATCTCATATCGCCCACAGCGTATTGCCAGTGGTTTTAACACCGAAAATAAGCCAGATATAATGTTAATAGGGCATTTTCATCAATCAGAATATATCTATGAAAGAGATATACACATAATCCAGTGTGGATCGTTTGAGGGTCAAACCCCATACTTAAAAAGAAAAGGTATTATGCCTAAAGTTGGAGGGTGGGTTATAGAATTTAAAGTCGATGGAGGATTTATAACAAGATTTAAGCAAGAGTTTATCACATTTAAGAAAGAAATACCTAATGATTTTTAAGCCTGTACGAGGCTTTTTATTAGTATAAAATGTTAAAATTTTAACAATCACCCTTCTCTCTTTTGAAGTACGCGAAATTTGAGTGCGTATATAATATAAGTATTATTTTTATTATATAATTATAAAAGAATTATATTATATACGTACTCAAATTTTACGTGTACTAAAATTTTTATCATTAAATTTAATCTTTATTTTTATAGATAATACTAACACTATACTTTATGGAGTATGGATGAAGATTTAAGTGTTAAAGTACACGTAAAACCTTAGTGCTTTACTTTAGTGAAACGCAAAAATTGAGTGCGTATATATAATAATATCTATTATAATTAATGTCTATATTATAAAAGTATTATATTATATACGCACTCAAATTTTACGTGTACTAAAATTTTACATTTCTTTTTAACTTTTAATGTCTTTGATTTTAGGTTTTAAATTAAAATAAAGTTCTTTTCCTCACCTAACCCATGTGCGACTTCGGCGCACATGGGTAATTAAAAGAATCCCGCACATTGTTAAAAAATTAACATTCGATTAATGCATGTTAGAATATAACATTTACTGTCTATTCTACTCTTGAAAAGGCAGGTGTTTAATGTTGAACATATTTAAAAGAGTTAACAAACTTTTTTCAAATAGAAATAACTCAAGTCAACTTCCGCCACCACCGGAACTTGGAGGCAGCAGAACTTCAGTTTCCAAAAACCAAGTGGGTGGAGGAGTATTTGGATCTCTTCCTAGAAAGACTTTAAGGGATTTAGGTTTAGATGATAGGAAGCTTAAAACTTATAGTGTTTTTGAATTGATAGATGTACTGACAGATGCTCACCCAGACTTGTCTTATGCTTTATGGAATTTTATCCGTCTTGGTAATAGTGGTTATTCTTACACAGTAAAGAAAATAGGTTCCGGTAAAGAATATCCGCAAGGCGTTAAGGAGATTGATGATTTATTTCAACGGTTAAGAATACCTAATATGGTTGGGTTTGAGAAATCTAAAAACATTGATAAAATAATAGACCAGTTTTTTATTAGTGCGATAACTAGAGGAGCTATCGCTTGTGAACTTGTTTTAACTCCAGATAAGAATGATGTTGCGTTTATTGCTCCTGTAGATCCTGCAACAATTGAGTTTAAAATTGAGGGTGGGCGGTATATACCTTACCAAGATCAAGGGAAAATAAAGCTGGATATTCCTACGTTTATATATGAGGGAATTGATGAAAGAATAGATGACCCTTATGGCCGTTCTCCTTTTACAAGTGTATTAACAATTATTTTATTTCAACTTCAGGTTTTAAATGATATTAAAGCTGTGGTTCATAATCAAGGATATCCTAGGCTTGATATTAAAGTTATCGAAGAAGTGCTTTTAAAAAGGATGCCAATGGCTGTACGCAATAATGAAGTTAAAAAAGAACAATGGCTCAGGGACAGGCTAAAAGAAATTATAGCTATGTACAATAGTTTGAATCCTGATGATGTATTTGTACACTACGATAGTGTTGAAATAGGGGAGGCGGGCGGTAAAGGTGGAGCATTAATTGATCCAGAGAAATTAATGCACGCTATAGATAATCTTATACAGAGTGGTTTAAAGACTTTATCTACAATTTTAGGTAGACGGAGCACGGGAAACACAGAGTCGTTTGCCAAGATAGAAATAAAACTTTATTTATCAGGGTTAGCGGGGATTCAAAAGTATATTGCGACAGTAATGGAAAAAATATTAACCTTGTATTTAAATATAAAAGGTAAACAAGGTATAGTGGAGTTTAGGTTTAAACCTATTGAAATTCGAAGTCAACTAGAACAAGAGCAATTCCGTGCTACTCAGCTTAATAACATAGCTTTCATGTATGATAGAGGATGGATTTCTCAGGAAGAAGCCGCCCGCATGGCTATTGGCCATGATCCCGTTTCTCCAGTACCTCTTGTTCAGGGTGGGGTGATTAGGAATGCGGATGGTTCTCCAGTTGGTCCTACTGTAGATAATAACCCATCTGCTAGTGGAAATACTGATAATTCTGATTCTAATTAACGAAGGGAGTTGGTGCTAGTGCCTGCTGAAACTTATCATGATTTTCCTTTGTCAGATGATTATAATTGGGATGCCGGTCAAGTTGAGCCTGAATTAAGACGGTGGGCTTCGAGCGATGGAAGTGGTGATAAAGAAAAAATAGATTGGACTAAACTAAAGCAGGTATATTTTTGGCATGATTCTGGAAAACTTGAGAACTTTGAACAACTTAAGTTTCCATATTGTCGCATTGAAGGTGGCCGCCCGCATGTTGTACACAACGCTGTACAAAATGCTTTAGCGAGAATAGAAGGTAGTAATATACCAGAATCAGATAAACCTTGTGTTAGACGGGTGGCTGAACGACAAATGAGAAGATTTAATCAAAGGAGGAATAGTTCAATGGGGAAACCTACAGAACAGCAGTTACAAATTATTAATAGTAAATTTAGTCAAACGCCACTTACTGCTGATGATTGCTTTGTATTTTCTAATCTTATGATAGATAACCTTCCAACAAGTTATTATTCTATTATTCAACCTGCGCTTTTAAATACATTTATGGAAGATACAAAACAAGGCATAGCTTTATTGCTTGTTCATAACAATAAAAAACTTCCTGTAGGAAGGTCATTTGATGCAAGGATTAAAAATGAATATGTAGCTGATGTTGGAAAAGAAGTTTTAACACTTTATGGTGATTTTTATATACCTCTTGGAATTGCTCTTGAGGGTGGAATGACAACTGATGATATAGCAAGAGGTATAGATACAGGCATAAATTTTGCAACATCCATTGGATTTAGCGCAAAAAGATGGGATTGCTCTATTTGCGGTAACGATATAAGAGATTACCGTGCTTGTCCTCATATACCAGGTAAAAAATATGCTGTAGAAAAAAATGGGCGGGATGTTGTAGAAACATGTTATGTACTTGTAGGTTCTGATGGAGAAGGGATCCTTGATGAAGACTCTTTTGTATTCGCAGGAGCATGTAGTAGAGCACGTGTAGTATCAAATTACTCAAAAGGTGTTAATGATTTTGATATGTTGTCTAAACTACACCTGATGGATGATTTTAAAAATATTCCATTAAATACAAAAATATACCAGTATTTCACTAAAGATGGTTCGGTGTTGTTTGTGGATACAGATAAACATACCGGCGGAAGTGAATTTTTAAAGAGAAGGAGTGAAGAGGAAGTGGAACTGGCTAAATTTAAGGAAGTATTGAGCAAAATGGGTATAGAATTTACCGATGAGAATAATCTTGAGTCTGCTATCAACAAGTTTGTACAAGGCAAAGTTGACGCTTATATTAAGTCTATAGCAGATTCTACCACGACTTTTGATTCGAGTAATTATGTAACAAAAGATGAGTTTGATAAGGTTATTAGTGAAAAGGATGCTACTATAACAGAACTGACGAAGAAAAATGAGGAATTGTTGGAAAAGGCAGAGCTTGCTGAGACTTATCGTAAAGATCTTATTAATAAAGCTCTGGAGGCGGGCATTAGGGCACAAGGAAATGTGTTCCCTAAGGATATGTTTGAGAAATTCCTTAATACCCTTACTATTGATGAAATTAAAAAGGTCATAGATGATTTCAACGCAGAATTTAACAGTAAATTTGAAGGGGCAAGAGTTACTGAATCTAAATCTTCTGAGAAAAGATTTAGTTCTGAAAAAGAGCCTACATCAAAGGACGATTTTGAATCAGAAGAAGAATTCAGAAATTACATCGCTGATAAGGCTGTAGAGTATGCAAGAGAAAATAAAGTTTCAATAAAAGAAGCTACAAAAATTCTTTATTCAAAGTTTAATAAGGATGGTGAAAAATAATGGCTGGCAAATACACTGGCACTCAAAGGACTTATGTATTAGAAGATAGTGCAATAAACAGATATACCGGCGTAACTTATGGAACTGTTGAAGGTAGTTGTAAAATACCGACTTCTGATAACGCTGTATTTCTTGGTGTAGTTGATAATGATGAGAGAATTAACGATCCGCTTAGGGCTGGAGGAGATCAGGCAGGTAGAAATATTGCTGTTCATATTGATGGGTATGGTGAAATAAAACTGTCTGGTAGCGTTAGTTACGGTGATATGCTTATTCTTGGTAACGGCGGGGCGGCTAAGAAAGTTCCTGCCACAGCAGGTCAGTATAATGTAATAGGTTTTGCTGAAAAGGCTGGTGCTGATGGAGAAATAATTCCTTTTAGAATTCAGCCATTCACTTACACCGTAGCATAGTTTAAGAAAGGAGATGGAATAACATGCCTGTAGCACAAAAAGTTCATGTAGATAAAATGCTTACTAACATTTCAGTAGGTTATAAAAATGAAGATTTTATAGCTGATGAAATATTCAAAGTTGTACCTGTTCAAAAGCAATCGGATAGATACTATGTATATGGCAAAGAAATGTTTAGGGTAACTGATGATAGAAGGGCACCTGGTACTTCTGCTAATGAAGTCGATTGGTCTCTGTCTGATGACACTTATTTCTGTGAAGGTCATGCACAGAGGCACTTTGTACCGGATGAAGCTATCCAGAACGCTGATGAAGAATTCGACCTTGAAGCTGAGGCTACAGAATTTGTAACGAACAAAATTCTCTTAAATAAAGAGAACTTTGCAGCACAGAAGCTTCTTGACTCAGATAATTATGATTCTGACCTTGTAGTTGCTACTGGTGGATCGGGACAGCCTGCAAAATGGTCTGATTATGAAAATTCTGACCCGCTTGCTCTTATTGAAGAAATGAGGGTGGCCGTACATCAGAAGTCAGGGCTTCCTGTAAATACTTTAATTTTATCACAGCCTGTTTACAGCAAACTCCGTATACACCCTAAGCTTGTTTCAGTGTTTAAGAATACTGATATAAGCATAGTTCCTCTCAATGTTATGGCTGAACTGTTTGAGGTTGATAGAATCCTTGTAGGTAAAGCCCTTAAGTCCACTGCAATTACTGAAGATGGTAATGATCCTCTTGGTTATATTTGGGGTAAGTCAGCTATTCTTGCATACATTCCGCCCAGACCTGCAAGGAAAACCCCTGCACTTGGTTACCAGTTCCAGTGGGTAAGGGGCGGACAGGGAGCCGTACAGGTAACTAAGTGGTATGACCAGGATAGAAAAGCTACTATAATTGAAGCTGAGCAGTATTACGATCTAAAAGTAGTGTCAAATGTAGCTGGAGTATTATTCCCTGATGTTGTTGCTTAATATTGAGACCCTCCTTATGATATAGCCCCCGCAGATAGGCTTTACCCGCCGAGTGCGGGGGCATTTGAATAGTTAACATAATTTTAAGAAAGGATTGGTATTATGGCGAGAAAACCTAAAAATATAGATGCAAACATAGATGAGGTTATTAACCAAGAAGTTAGTGTTGTTAATTCAGATGTTGTGGAAAATGAGTTTGAAGTTGATACGATTATTAGTGCTCAAGGTAATATAAAAAAGGCTTTTAATATTAAACTATCTCCTTATGTAAAACAACCTATTAGTTGTGAGAATTCTAAAGTAAAAATTACGAATTTAGGTTTTGGCGATGTGGTAGAGTTAAATTCCAAAAAAGTGCTTTTTA